CTCTTTAAGTTTCTACCTAAAGATTGGTCATACACAGAAGATACACCAGCAGGAACTAATACACCAGTAATCTTGTTAGTACCGTCAGTTGCGTTTATCAAACCTCTTGTACCAGCATCGTTTAGGTATTTAAAGTCAGACTTGTAGAAGTCATAAGAACCTCTTCTAAATCCTGAAAAACCTAAGTTTAACGCCATGTCTTCAGCATTGTTAAATACACCAAAAGATGTACCGTTAGTACCGTAAGAGTTTTGAGCAGCTAACATATCATCTATAGAAAGAGCAACATCTCTGTTTACAAATAACATATTTTCTTCGATCGCGCCGTTAGCGTCAAGCTCTTTTAATATGTCATCAAACTCAGCTAAAGCATCTGTTGCAGTTGCTCCATCTAAAGCGTTAGATATGTTACCTCTTGTTGAAAGTGCTTCAAATAAACCTTCAGTTCCACCAATTGCACCAGTTGCATTAGTTACAGTAGAAGCAGCCATGTTAGCACCTGCAGTTACAGATTCCATCATTGCCATTTCTAAGTAATCAGAGAAACGTGCTTTAGTGTCACCAGAAGCTTTTAAGTACCATAGGTAACCATTTTGTCCTTCTTCACCAGAAATTTCAACCCAACCGATAGCAGATGCATCAGAACCTGATACTTCATATTTATCTTTTAAAATGATTGGCTTGTTAGTTCTAGATAAGTGCTGTGGCTTGTTAGCTCCAGCTCTACCTATAGATCCTTTAACATATTCAGATCCATAAACTAGGACAGTTAATGCTCCAGATAATCCAGCAGCACCATCAGCGTTACCATCATATCTTTCACATTGTATAGTACCTGCAGTAGCGTTTACGCTTTGTACAAATACATTTACAGTTACGTTTGCGTCAGACACAAGTAACATATCACCAGGACGTATACCGTGGTCTTTACCTGTGTTTGGTACTGCATTTCCATCAGCATCAGTTGTGTTACCATCGAAAGTCAGTTTTAATTCACCTGAATCATTTGCTCCAGTAACAGTTTTGTATGCTAAATGTAATCTACCTTGCTCTGACCAAATTACTTGATCTGAAGTCATAGATTCTTCAGCTCCTACTTGCGATAAGAAACCTGAGATAGTTCTGTTTCCAAAAACCTCAGCTTCTTTCTCCATAAGATCTGGTAGGTATTGTTGCGCCCAACCATTTGTTTGACCAGTACCTCCAGCGGTAAAGTCAATATAGTTAGTTGCAAGCAATTGTTTCATCGGAGCAGGAGTATAACCTGCTGCGGGAACGGTTTGTGCTAATGCCATTTTAAATAATTTTTAAATTAATAATTAGTTTCGTTTTTTAATACGTAGCTTCATATCATTTGAATCATCACCTAAAACCCTAATTTTTATGCCTCCTTCACCTTCATAAACTTTATGAGATTCTCTAGACGTGTTAATGTTCTTGGAATCGGCAACAGATTGCTTTATAGCATCTGATTTGCCTTGTTCATAGAAATGTTTTGCTATTGCATCAGGATTCATAGCAGTGAATAATCCTTTGTGGTAACCCGCAGCATCTGACATTAAACCTTCGTGAAGAAACTTTCCTACGAAATTATTTATATCTATTTGCGTGTTTTTCACATCGTCAACATTCTGAATATTATAAGTCATTTTTTGGTCGCCAACGTTAAATTCAAACCCTTTAAAATCTTTATTAAAAACTTGGTTTGTTTTATCGTAAAAAGTTTCCTGTTGATGCTTTACAATTTTCATGTTCTGCTCTTCATCTTGATTGTATCTATTAAAGAACTCAATTGCTTTCTGTTGCTCACTCGTGAGCTTTGAACCAGCTTTGATGTCTTCATAGTATTTAGACTTTTGCCCGTCTAAGTAGGACCTTGCCTCAGCAACTTGCTCTTTTAAGGCTAGTTTTTTTCTTTTTACCTCTTTTTGATCGTCTTCTTCTTCATCGTATGAAAATCTATCTTCTAGTAGAAAATTAATTTCTTCATTATTCAAATGAGGTTTTGTTCTTTTGTAATAATCATGTAAAACTTCAGAGTCATCTAAATCTTTAACATCTGTATTTAGTCTTACATAGTCTTGTAGATCACCACCAGTTTCTTCCATAAAGTCCATTAACTTTTGAATATTTTCTGGTAAGTCAACGTATTCTTCTTCTACCTGTTCTTCTTGAGCATTTTCAACAGCTTCTGGTTCTTCATTTTGAACGGCTTGCTCTTGCTCTCCGGTAGGTTCTTCATTTGTTGCTTCGACGTTTTCTTGCTGAACTCCTTCGCTAGCTTCGGATTCGTTGCGTACAGGAACCTCCTCTGTTTGTGACTCTGAAACGGCATCTTGATTTTGGTTTAATTCGTTAAACTTGTTTAAATCTACTTTTATATCACCCTCTTCGTTAAAAGATATATGTGATTCTTCTTGTTTTTGTTCAGTGGTTTCTTCCACAGGTTGTTGTGTAGTTTCTTCAACTACTTCTTTGTTTTCTTCCATGATAAAATAATATTAAATAATTAGTTGTTTGTTAATCCAGCTACTCCCATGCCACCTTCCATTGAATCCATACCTTTTGACTCAAAGTTAGGAGTGGCTTTTTCTCTTTCTCTTTGTGTTTTAGCTTCTTCTTTCATACCTTCTCTTTGCATAGCATTATCCGCTTCAAGTTTTCTCATTTCCATATTAAGCTGAAACTCTTTTTCCATTAACTTCATTTTTAGCTCTGCCTCTTGCTGCATGTATTGTATTTTCATACCATTTCTTTTTTCTTCCATTTGCATTTCAGCTTCAAGTTGAGCTTGTACTTTTTGCTGTTCTGCTTGTGCCGATGCAGCAGCTGCTTGTTGTTGAGACTCGCCTTGCGCTTTTATATTTTGTTGCTGCATAGCTTGATCTCTTTCCATTTTCTTTTTCTTCTTGAACTTTATAAGTTGATTAGCCATTTTAAGGTTTTTAACTTGTCTAATGTCTATGGCATCATCTAAATCTATTAGCTTTTGTTGTAAAGCCATTTGAATATTATTTTCAAGAACTTGTTTTTCTTCTTCGTCTGGTTGCATTTCTATAAATATACCAAAGTCATACAAATGTAATTCTTTCATTTCATCTAACGTAGCTACATTATGAGCTCCAATAGCTTGTATAAAAGCATCTTTTGTTGGTGAATATTCTATAATATCAGATATTCTAAGTGATAATTGTTCTGCAGTTTCTACAGTTAAAAATAAACTAGCGTCTAATATATGTCTTGTTGCTACATTTGAATTAGCAGCTGCAAGTTTTTGTATACCAACTAATGACCTTGAGTCTGGCGTAGAAGCATCTCTAGCTTCATTTAAACCAGTCACATCTCTTATCATTTGTAAATAATAATTATAATTATTTATAAGAGCAGTTAATTTATTACCAGCACCTTGACCGTTTGATATTTCTTGTATAGGTATTTTACCAGGATTTTGATCACCATCTTGTGTAAATGATCTACCAACTACAGAACCTGTTTGGAAAAACATATTTAAAGCTTCTTGAGCATTATAGTTTGTTCCATTACCTAAATCAACTTCAGCTAAACCATCTATATCTAAATAAACACCATCTGGTACCATACGAGATAATACTTGCTGTAGTTTTAAATGAGTTAACTGTATCATATCAGCAAAACTAGTTATTCTGCTTACAATTGACTCTATTCTTCCGTTATACATTTTAGGCGCAACAATAGCATAGTTCATTTTAACTTTATTAAAGTCACTTTTAGTTCTCATCATGTTATCAGCTTTCTGCCATTTTAACATTTTTGAAGAACCTAAAACTTTTACACCTTCAAACAAACACTCTGTAGATTTTTGTAAACGATAAAAATCACCTTGTTTTTCTGATGGTGGATTAAATGTATCTGGTTTTGGTATAGCTTTTTCTGCACCTGAAGATAATTTTTTAACTTTATATGTATTATTCATATAAGTTTTATAATTAAAATATAACAGTGCTACCTTGTTATTATCTTTATCTTTATCACCATATCTACCATGATTATAAGTAGAGTGATATTTTGTTATATCTTCTAAATCTTCATTTGTAAGATGAGGAAACTCTTTAGCAAGCTCATTAATAGGTATATCTTTTACCTCACCAACATAGTATATGTCTTCAAAATAAGGAGAGTCAGTATAAGAATAAACTAAATTAGCTGGATCAACATATTCTACTTTAGCACCTTCTGACATATTAAAAGTTGTTTTTGTAGCAGCAATACCACAAACTGTAAGATCTTCTAAACACCTTCTTCTTATAAGATCGTATTTACAACCGTCCATTAATGTGTTTATAGCTTCTTCATTAGCAATTTCAACAGCTTGTTTATAATTTAATTGCATGTGCAACTCTAACTCAGCTTTATTGTCTGGTAGTTCGTTAGGATCTGTTTGATACATATCTATATTTAACTGTTGCTTAGCAGCATCGTTAAACTCTTTTGTTTGCATATCAGCTATTATGCTTTCCATATACTCAGTTCTTTTTGCTACACCAAACTGATCTTGAGAAAAAGCTTTTATATCATAACCTCTATTAGCCATACCATTTACAACTATATCTACAAATTTAGGTATAATAGGTACTGGTGTCCAGTCTAAATTAAGATAAGACAAATCACCATTTATTGATAATTCATCTTTATATTTTTGTATTGATTGCTCTCCTCTAGCATATAACCTTAAGTCGT